GGTTTTTGAATTCTATAGGTGGGCTGTTCAGAGGCTTGATATCCGCGATGTTGAGTATTTTCACACAACAGGGGGTTGATCTGGCGGGTATTATTGGTAGTCTGTTCAAAGGAAGTGGGGGCACTGGTACGACTGTTACAGGTGTTCCCTCTCTTGGACAACAAACCTCCCTAAAGGCTAGACACGGAGTACGGTTTGGTATAGGTGGTTCTGGTGGGCCAGATAGCAAGAGAATAACTTTGGGAGTTTCCCCTGGAGAGATTGTTGATATTCGTACTCGTCAACAAGTTAAAGAGGAGGAGAGCACTAAGAGCGGCAAGCCGGTGAAAGTTCAGTTTATAGTCAATAACTATTCTCAATCTGAAGTGGAGACTGTTCAAACAGAATCACCAGACGGAGAGATTTTGATAGAAGCAACTATTGGAGCTGTTGCAGGGAATATTGCTCGTAATGGATCAGTGTTTCAAGCCCTTAGGGGGCGTCAACAGTTGCAGAGGAGATAACCAATGCCTGAACTTGTATTACTTCCTAGCGTTACTTTAACGTTGACGCCAAACACTATGCTCGTGCATACACAGCCTGCTATTGCTCTTTTGCCTAGTGTGACTCTGACTCTTGTTCCGTTCACAGCATTAGCTATTACTGATTCAGACTGGCCTTCTAATTTGCCTCAGCTTTTTTTAGCTGATGGTACTTACTCTGAGGCTCCGTTTCCTTCTGTTATGTCTACGGGTACCGATTCTGGGGTGCAGAAAACAAGACGCAGATTTACTGGTAAATTTACTCTTTACCAAGGTACAATGCGTGTTGACAACAACGCTGAGTTAGATCTTTTTAAAGATTTTTATTTTGGGGCCGCAGCACAGGGAAATGCTTTCTTTGAAATTCCTGTTCCAAGCGGTAGTGGCACTAAAACTGTTAGGTTCATTCCAGGCTCATTGATTATCGTATCTGATGGTGGGGCGGGATGGCATATTAAATTCCAATTTCAAGAAAAGCCGGTGGCGATTTAAATGGCTAGAGTAAACATAACCGCTCAGGCAGTTCGGTCCATGTTGAAGGAGCAGTCAGAGGAGGTATTCCTTTTAACTTGTAAAATTACTGGACAGGGTTTTCCAGATATTCACTTGGTTAACAATCTTGTGGACGTGACCATAGGCTCTGACCTCTACATTGCGTTTCCCTTTAGTGTAATCTTACCCAACGAGTCGAAGGATACACCTCCATTATCTCGTCTAAGAATTGATAATTTAGATCCCAGAATAATACACTCTATACGTATTGCTCAGGGTAAGCCCACTTTTGAGTTGGCAGTTAGATTAGCCAGCAGTCCAGAAATTATTGAGGTAGGGCCGATTGTATTGTCTTCTGCTGGGGCGGAGTGGGATACTAATTGGGTAACCCTTTCGTTGGTTTCAAAGAATTTGTTAAATGAGCCTTGGCCATTTAGGACATTTAATCCGAGTAAGTTTCCAGGCTTGTTCCAATGATTGATGTTGCAACGTATATGCATTGGTCAGTAAATTGTGATATGACTGGGGAAACTTGTTGGACGTTTATCAGTAAAGTTCTGAAAGAAAATTATGGGCTGGAGCTTCCCCAGCTTGTTGGAGGTTTGGAAAATGCCGAGCCTGAAGCTGAAGTTATCAAACAGCAGCAATTGGAAGGGGACTGGGAAGAGACAGATTCCCCCTTATGTGGGGATGTTGTTTTATTTTTGATTGGGGGAAAAAGACCCCACGTTGGAATATGTATAGGACCCACGGGGTTCGTTCATTTCAGCCAAACAGACAAAACGGTAAAGGTTGATACGCATTCATCCTTACGTTGGAGAAACAGAGTTGTTGGATTCTACCGAAACACAAGTTGAATCGGGGAAGGACTTGGTTGTTGTTCCTAAGGACACCTATAAGGTGGTGGTGGCCCATGTATTTGGGGGAGATCCTGTCTTTGCTGACATTCCTGTAGAGAAAACTTTGTGGTGGTTACTAGGAGAGCCAAATAACCCAGAAGGATTTTATGTAGAGATTGACGGAACCCCTATTCCAACAGAACTACTTAGTGAGACTTCCGTCCAGGCTGGACAGTTTGTAAGTATCAAACAGGTACCTGGGGATGATGAATTTCTTAGAATACTTTTACAGATAGTTCTTATCGTAGTATCTATTTTTGTACCTCCATTGGCTGGGTTTGGAGATCTTGCTACTGCACTGTTGCAGGGTGCCATTCTCGTAGGTGGGCAGATTGCCATCAATGCCTTGATCCCGTTTGATCAACCTTCAATTGATGGGTCAACTCCTTCCACACTAAATAATATTGGAACGACAAGAAATAAACTTGAACCATTTGGAGTAGTCCCGAGAATCTTTGGAAAGGTAAGACAGTGGCCCCCCTATGCTGCTAATCCATTCACTGAAGTGTTGGGTAATGATGTCTGGTTGAATGCTTTGTTTTGTATTGGGGAAGGTTTCAAATTTGACGTGACCGATATAAAAATTGGCACAACAGATATTACAGACCTATCTGATGTGGCTATACAAAAAACTACTGCACCTGACTACCCAGATGTTTTTCAAGAGAATTTGAACATTGAGTTGGAGCAAGCCGCCCTTGACCCTAATGGTGACGAGGCAATTAGAACAACTCAGGCCGATACAACAAGGGCGAGTATTGACATTGCGTTCCCTAGGGGCCTTGCTATTTTCGATAGTGATGGGGACCGGCATACCTGGAGGGTAGATTTTTCTATTGAATTCAGACCAGCAGATACCAGTGATGATTGGCAGAATGTTATTACGCTTGATCACCTTGCTCAGACTGGGGGTAACCTTGGAACACCAGATCAACCCACTCATGCGTTCTTGGATGAGAACGGGGATACCATTTTTGTTTGGGATAGAGGTGGGGGCGCTGGTGGGTTAGGTGGAGGGGGTGGAGTAGAAGGAAGTCCTGATGATCTGTTCACTGGACCATTTCCTCAACCATTAGGAAATATTGTAACCGTAAGTAAAATTGATCCTGGGGCCTACTTCTCCTTTTTCCGAGCTACTGTTGACGCTTTCCGTGGGTCCGTTAAGTGGACATTCCCTGAATCTGGGGAGTGGGACATTAGAATAAAGCGCAGAAATTCTTACAACCCGTTGGACTTGATTCCACGTGATACCTCTTTCGTTGGGTACACAGAGAGCAGAATAGCGGATACTTTTTTGTGGACTGCTCTGAGGTCTTTCAACGATAACAATGCAACCCCGGTAGACGATAGCGGTGATATTTGGTACATGTCATTAAGGATTAAAGCCACTGACCAATTGGCTGGTGCGTTGGATAGCTTCAACTACCTAGTGGAGGCATACACTCGACCTTATGATGGAGATACTTGGTTAGCACCTACTAAAAATAGATCTCCTGCTTGGGCATTTGCTGAAGTTTTGACTGGAAAATCTACTGCTGCTCCTGTGATAGATGACACTCTTATAGCAGCAGATTTGTTGGCGTGGGATACTTGGGCTATTGCAAATAATTTCACTTTTGATTTTGAGTTCATTGACGAGCGTTCAATGTTTGCCGTCCTCAATATCATATGTTCTGCGGGTAGAGCAGCGTTGTCTCAACGAGAAGGAAAGTTCACTGTAATACTGGACAATGAGGTTACCAGCCCGGTACAGATTTTCACTCGTCGTAACTCATCAAAATTTAGTGGCACGAAAGTTTTCTTGGATGAGTTGCATGGTACAAAAGTTAGATATCGAAGCGAATCTGAGAATTACCAATGGACGGAACGTATCGTTTATAACGACGGGTTTCAAGAGTCAAATGCTACCAACTTAGAAGTTTTAGAATTGCTGGGGGTGGTGAACGACGATCAAGCTTTTAAGATGGCTTTGCGATATATGGCAGAGATCATTCACCGACCTGAGTTCTATTTCTTGGAAGCTGATTTGGAGAACCTGATAGCTCAGCGTGGCGATACGGTGTTGATCCAGAATGAATTTATGTTGGTGGGAATAGGGTCTGCTCGGGTGGAGTCTATTGTCGGGAACGTTGTTACCTTGGACGCAAGTTTCTTTATGGAAGCAGGGAGACCTTACCTGCTGAGGTTCAGAAGTGATACAAGTCAAGTACAAGGGGCTGTCAGCTTATCAATAGACACGGCTAACATCACTTCTCCTACAGCGGGTGGGCAAGACATATCCGTGTTTACCGTAGATAGTGTTCCTGATGATGCAGAGGTAGGGGACCTCGTTATTTTTGGGGAAGTAGGCACTGATGTTATTAGTTGCAAGGTTTTGGAGATTCAACCTAAAGATGATTTGAAAGCCAGTATTTCTCTGACCTTGGAGGCTCCTGCTGTCTATACTGCAATGGAAGGGAGTATTGGGCCTTACGTACCTATCATTAGCGTCATCTCTGATCCGTCCGCAATAATACCACCTATACCCAACATTATTCTGATTGCTAGTGAAGGGTTCATTGGGATACCTCAGGCTGACGGAACTCTGGTTCTTAAAGTAGTGATTTCTTACCAACTTGACCTTATACCTTCTGGGTATGGTGGGGCATTGTGGGTTCAAGTAGCCTATAGAGAATTTGATAATCAGGACGGTGAGGATGGTGTAGCAGGAAGTCTGAAGTTTACGGAATGGGTGCCCCATGATCAGGGCAGCGTAATAATTACTAACCTGGCTGACAATAAGCTCCACCAGTTTTTCATCAGGTCTAAAACCACGTTTGGGGCCGCAAGTTTATTCTCTTTTGCCAAGGAGCACTTGGTAACAGGAGCACCCTCAGCGTCTGTTGAAACTGTGGATTTATTTACAATCTCTTCAGTACCTGAAGGTGTATTGGTACTCTTAGATCTGACATCGGTTATTACCCTCAACGCTTCTCACGTAGAGATAACGTACAGCACAACAAACAACCGAGACACACCTACCCCTACAACGTTTAACGCGGCGTTGCCTGCGGACCTAAATCAGTTACCTACTTTTGAAGTTGTTGTGCCCCTACCTGACGACACAGCAAGATTCTTTTGGGCTAGGATTTTCAATATATATGGTCAGGCTGGTCCTTACTTCCCTACTAGCCCTACTGCGGGGATAACAGGTTCTAGCCTCAATAGGAATGTTTTCTTTAATGATCGTATGGTTACTGACCAGCTATCTACGCTCAATCAAAACCCAGGAATGCGCTGGCCCGCTAATCGGAGCGGAGTAGTAGGACCAGCAAGCTACATAACTGATGATGCCTCTATTTTCCCTAGTTATGTTGACCAGGCTATAAGGGAAATTGCAACGATGCCTGCTGATTCAGTTTCATTCAATAACACAGCCATACTTACGAACACGGCAACTGACTATGAAATCATAGCTTTTGTACGAGCCGAATCAGGAACTGTTGATTTAGACCTGAGAGTAGAATCCTTTGATACGTTGGCGTTGCCATCAGGAAAACAGTACATAGGTTCGGTTACCCATGCAGCGGGTATGGAACAAAGAGACGCAATTGACACTCTTGTAACAGCTCAAACCATAGGCACTACATTTGAGATAATCACGGGAATTTACTCTCCGACTACTACCTCAAAATGGTTTAGTCCTTCGTTGCATAATCAGGGTACAGGAGCCTACCGAATAGAATACTTGGTTGTTCGGGAAGTGTTTAGTTTTGCAGATGCTTCAATGTTAGGAAGGGTGCCCAACGGCGGCTTTGAAGACGGAGCTAGGTTCTGGACTGTACCTGCGGGCTGGGTTCCAGACGGAACACTACCTAGATCAGGTGGTGCTTCAATGAAATGTGAAGCTAACGGTAGCTTATTATCGTCAGCCACCCCTGCTGCGGAAGGGCAGATAATTCATACCTCTGGGTATATAAGAGTTCCTAACGGTGGGCCAGGTTTTGATGCTACGTTGAGGATGGTAGTTTCTTGGCGCGACGGGGCTGATGTTGAGGTTGCTCAATCTCAGGGGAGCACAGCGGTAGGAGGACTTACTGGACCGTGGGAAAACAAATCTATTTCAGCGCCAGTTCCTGCTGGATTAGGTATAGAGTTTGTTAGGGTTCTCTTCTTTTGCTCTAGTTACGTTTCTGGCACTGCACACATAGATGACGTAGAACAAAGTTTGGTTAATCCTGTTGTCATTCAGTCAGGTATAACACTACTTGCTAACCCTTCATTTGAACAGGGATTGGATGCCGCATCTGTTTGGGACAATACAACGGAAGTTGAGATCGTAAATGATTCATCAAACGCTTACGATGGTCTTTGGGTTAGTAAGTTCGATCCCACAACGACCCGCGTATATTATCAATTAGATCCTGTAACCATAAATGCCAATGCATGGCTAGGATATGAAATAAAGGTTAAAGGGGGTACAACCGGAACCCTTGCTGTTCGAGTAAAATTCCTGAACGCAGCAGGTGCAACTGTTTCTGAGCCAACAGATTTACTCCACCGAGTTGCTGCCGGGGGAACAGATTATAATAGTGCATGGATAATGGTATTAGTTCCAGGTGAAGCCAAGGAGGTGCAACTTGGTTTGGTGTTCTTAGATAGTCCTACTGGTACTTGGTATGTAGATGCCAGAATTGCAATTTATGTGGACGCACCTACATCATTTATTCGCAATACAGTGTTGTACAATGGAGATATCTCTATTGAGGATGCTAATGGCAAGCCGGTAGGTATTCGAGCAGTTGAAGGTATCCTAGACGATGACCAAATCACGGTCACGAGCGGGAGAGCAGTTATCACCAACACACCAGACAGCCCCGTAGGGTATGGGTTTGGCGCAATAAGAGTAGACACAGTAGTAGCAGATCGTTATTTAATCGTTATCAGGCACAAGTCAGCTACAACCGCGTCCTCAGGTTTAACAATAAAGCTGCATGAAAAAGCATCATTTTCTGTCTTTGAATCTGATGTTCTATCCCACATTGGTCACGATGACGGTACTGGTTTACCTACTCACGTAGTTGAAGATGATAGCACGGTGGACTTAGAAGCTAACGCGGCTATGCCAGGAACAACTGTAAGAGAAGATCGATTCACCTACACCCCAACACCAGGGACGAAGGTTGCAACCCTAGCATTTCATAATTCTACATCGCCAGCAGTTGCCTACGAAATAGAATCAGTGACGTTTGAGCCACTAGCAATAGGCCCCGCAATAGTTTGGTTTGAGAAAAATGCCTCTGACTGGACTTACTTGGCGAGAAACTTTGATGGAATTATTTCTGATACAAGTGCAGGTGCTGGAACGATAACTTTTCCGGCAAATCCACAAGTAGGTTGGATCATTGGGATAGCAGATGGAACGGCAACTTGGGATGTGAATAACTTAACAATTGAGAGGAACGGCGAGAAGATCATGAACCTTGCTGAGGATATTGTGATGAACGTTGTCGCCGTTGGTGGTAATGGATTACAATTTATCTTCACATTCACCGCATCAGACGGGTGGATTCTCACATGAGTCAGCTTAGTGATTTCATAGGTAGCGTTACCAATAGTGTAGAACACTTAACAGGAACAACGTTTAACGTACCACCTAACGTCGAGTTTGTCTTCATCACTGCTTCTGGTGGAGGAGGATCAGGAGGTGCTGCTGCCGGAGGAACAGACAGGGCAGCGGCTGGTGGTGGAAGTGGATTTGTTGTTGTTCGAGAAGTTGTTAAAGTAACCCCTGATGCGGCTATTGTGACGACAATTGGAACAGGGGGTGCAGCTCCTGTAGCCACCACAGGGAACTCTACTAATGGTAATGCTGGCGCATCCACATTGTTTGGTTCTCTACTAACTATTCTTGGTGGTGGTGGTGGAACCGCAATACTTCAATCAAGCAGTATAACTGGTGGTTTAGGTGGTTGTGACGGTGGTGAACTTGACGGAGGTGGGCCAAATTTCGAAGACGGTGAGGATATGCCTCATTCAGAAAGCAAGGCTTTACATCGTTCTAAGAGGTTTTCAGGTGGAGCTGCGGTAGGTAGTCAAACCTTTGTCAATAGTGGGGCCGGAGGAGGAGCAGGATATTGGGGAGATGGGGGGGATGGTAACGCCGGGGCCGGAACCACAAATAGTGGAGCTGGTGGGGGTGGCCATGCACACACCTCGACTGCAACTGGTGGAGTTGGTAAGGAAGGACGAATGATAATTGAATGGTGATGTATGAGATTTGCAGAGGTTGTTAGAATAGGATCAAAGAAGCGTGTTAGGTGGGTTGGAGATTACTCATCAATGCCTGAGCACGATCCTGAGGCAATACAGTTTTTTGATTTGACTGGATTAATCCCCGAGCCTGAGGAAGGTTGGACTCTTACAGGCGGTGTGTTAGTTGAGGATTTATCTTCAATGGTATCTCACATTCCGAAGAGGGGATTAGACTTATTACACAAGTTGCCTGATAGTGCTATTGAGACAATTACTGGGGCTAGTTTTGCAGTTGGGTCACCCGAGGACAGAAGAATACTTACAAGAATACAAGCGTTTTTCCAGCAGGAGTCTATTCGTAGGGATGACCCTAGACTAGATACTAATCTTCAAACGTTAGTTGACATGGGTATCATCACAGCACAAAATAAGCTGGATGTAATTGGAACTTAAAATGCTAGTAAAAATACAATTAGATAACGGTGAGACGGTTCAATACAATTCCCAAGATAACCTTATTGCAGTTCTCTTTACTCCCAGTGATAAAAAAGTTGTACAGGACATGGTTGAGAACGATTTGCTTTTTTTAAGTGGTCCTTTTAGAATCATGTCGGTTGGTTTTCAGAAGGCTTGGGCGTGGGCATATAATAGTTGGAAGGGTGCTCATCTTGTGGGTGGTCCCCAACTGGGTTTGAATAAAAAAATAACAGGATAAAGAATTATGGCTACGACAGTTGCTGAGCTGATCGTTTATGACAGCTACAAACGGGATCTCCAGGATGGCACCATTGACGTTAATAGTGACACCTTCAAAATGGGGCTTAGCTCAAGCAGTTATACCCCGGCAAAAGCTACTCATGAAGTGCTGGCTGATATCACTAATGAACTTTCTGGTAACGGGTATTCCCGACAAACACTGTCAAGTGTAACGCTTACAGAGCCGGTAGCGGGGACCTGGCAATTTGATTCTGCCAACGCGGTGTTTACTGCTTCCGGTGGGTCTATAGTGGCCCGGTACTATTGGATATATGATGATACTCCGTCATCTCCTTTAGATCCGTTATTTTGCTATGGGGCGTTGGATAACACCCCCGCTGATGTGACCGCGACGAATACCAACACCCTCACAGTTCAAGTGAGTGCAAACGGGTATTATCGTATATCAGGAGGCTAAGCTTTCTAATAGATGACTTGTTCGTTTAAAGCTGGCATGATGGGGGTTACGTCCACTGCGAGGACTGGTAACTGAGCATGAAGTTGATGCCCGATAACAAATTTATGAGGATTGGCGGTGCGGTGTTGCTGTCAATGTCCCTTTTTGGTGGGGGTTGGGCAGGTATCTCTACAGCTTCCGAACAGGTGATTCAGCATCACGATGCCAGGTACGTTCGGCAAGTTGATCTTAGGAATCAACATAAAGTTCTTTTGGCTGAGGTGCAACGGGAACGTAGAGCAGACGATTTTGCTAAGGTAAGCAGTCAGGTAATGTTTCTTGAGGCTGCAATTGTTATCAAAAGAGCACAGAAAAAAGACACGACGCTTGAGGTGTTGACCCTCAAGCAAGCAAACCGAGAATATGACCGGCTTAAGGGCCAGTTGAACCCGACAGGTATTTAATATGCAAGGCAACAGAACAATTAATGCTAACCAATCTTCAGATGCTGTAGCTGATGCGGTACTGACTACCGTAAACAGCTTGAATCATGCTCTACTTACCTCTGCTGGATCTAACTTGCCTGAAGAGACAAGACGGGCTGTTGGTATTTTAACCTTGGGCGCGATCCCCTCCAACCTGGATACAGTTACGGTAGGTGCTGTCACTTACACTTTCGAAACCGCGCTGACCGATACAGCTAACTTTGTTCTCATTGGGGCGGCTGCAACAAACGCCATAGACAACCTTATTGCTGCGATCACTAACGGAGCAGGGGAAGGAACCCTCTATGGCACTGGTACTGTAGCTAACCCGTTGGCTACCGCCGCTGTAGGGGCTGGGGACACAATGGGGGCAACGGCAGTAGCATTAGGTGCCGCTGGAAACACTGTTGTAACTACAGCATCTCTGGCAGATGGCTCGTGGGCCGACACTACGCTTTTGGGGGGTGTGAGTGTAGTTGCGGGTGATGTGTTTTTCATACTCCCAGGAGAGTGGGCTGAGGTAAACCGAGGACCCTATGTGATCGTGTCGGTAGATACTGCTGCTGATCAGTGGACCATCCGTAAATGGGAAGGTGGAATATTCAAGGCTGAAGCTTCAGGTACTGCAACTATTATCATTACTCAAGGATTTTTTGACGCATCTAATCAGAATGCTTTCAGGTTAGAATTTGTTTCTGAAGTTGGTGGAACAGCCGTTACTGTACAGTGGAATTCATCTCTCGATGGAGAGAATTGGACTTCCGTTGCATCAGCACAAACAGCACCAGGGGTGTTGGATCACACAGGATTGCCTCTTGAAGTTGCGCGATACGTCAACGCTTTAGTGGCGGTCATTGATACAAGTCTTGTTGTGGGGTATGGCTCAGCAAGAGCCTCTTAACTAAACTAGGGAGAAATCTATGCGAACGTTTTTGGTTATACTGGCAGTACTTATTTCTTTTGGAGTTACAGCTCATGTACGTGCTAACCCTCCTTATGATTTGCGAGTGGATGACGTAGGTACTGCTTCAACTGGAGGACTGATTGCCACATACGAACTTTGGGAAAATTGCACCACTACCCCCAATCTTGTAGACGGAGATGTTCAATCTCCTGAAACTTATGTGGGACTTTTGGCTACTGATGGTACCTATAACTTTTGTATTCGGGGACGTAACCTATCTGGTCTTGGTCCTGTAGGAGAGACTGTAGACATTACGGTTGCTGCACTAGAAGCACCTGGGCCAATTGATGGCGGCGATACGATAATTGTAATTGAATGCCCGAACGGTGCTTGCACCACGGTAATTACTATTAACTAACGGGTGATCTCATGGTAAAGTGGGCAGCACTTTTCCTACTTCTATACCCAATAGCAGGACATACCGCTGAAGCAAACGAACTGAAGGCATGTTGGGTACCACCTACTGAAAATGTAGGTGGTACGCCTTTAACAGATCTTGCTGGGTATACCCTCTATTGGGGTCCTACTACAAGGAATTACACATCTAGTGACTCAAGTATAGATTCCTCGGCTGTTTGTCATACTGTTACAACGACTCCTGGTCAGTATTTTGTTGCTATGACTGCTAGTAATGATGGGGGCGACGAGAGCGCCTACTCTAATGAAGTACTCAAAACTGTAGTCGCAGGAATTTTACTTCCAGGCCCTATTGATAACGGTACTAGTATATTTCTTGAGGTTCATATACACCCTGATTAAAGGAGTAGTTCTAATGATTCCTAAGCAAGTTTTAAATTACGCAAAGTCTTCTGTCAGCGTAAGGGGCCAACCCTCAAGAGGAATTTCTAATTGTGGTCTTTTATTAGAGAAAGGCATTAGACTACCTCATGAAATTACTTGCCAAAATTCCTCTGTTTCGAAACATGGACACTGCTTTATCCACTCATGTTTCTCTACTTTCCCATCCCCATCTAAATCAGGGGACAGGTCCCTATGCCCAACTACTTTTGCCTCAGGATACCTATCCGACAATCTGGTTAGTACCTGTGACAACGCTCCAAATTGTAAATGAGTGAAATTATTTTCAGCTTTCCCGTCTGT